AGCTGATGAGGATACCTTCGTATATGGTTACAGCAGAAAGTTAATTAGCACAGGTGTGCGTATGGCAATACCTGAAGGTTACTGCGGTATCATTAAGTCCCGTAGTGGACTTGCTGTAAAGAATAGTATAGAGGTTGGAGCAGGAGTTATTGATGCAGGCTACAGGGGTGAGATAAAGGTCTTATTATGCAACTATGGTGAAGATAGCTTTTACGTCAAACCTGGAGATCGTATCGCACAGCTAATGATTGTCCCCGTACCCGCTGTAACACTTGAAGTAGTAGAAGACTTAGATGAAACAACTCGTAGTGATAAAGGCTTCGGATCTACAGGTTTGAATGCTATACTATCCGACATTTCTAAAATTGATCAGGGTCGAGAAGATGAGATTTTATAACGTAGATGAGAGCGAATTTAAAGCTCAAAAATATAGAGCATACTTAGTTATTGCAACTGGATTACTTATCGCTTCTATAGTCCTTAACTTAACTGTATTGGCACATTGCTAGAGACATATGGCTAACAAGAAAACAAATAAACAAAGATCTGAAGTTTTTGTAGTTGTAATACAACTACCATTGAAGAACCCATTTCGTGCATGTGAGAAAAGCTATGTCTGATGTAATAGATAAAGCAAACGATCAGGCACAACTGATCTTAGAGAAACAAATAGAGCTGGCAAAAGGTACTAAATTAGACATCTTTTCTAATGAATCTGGACAATGTTGGGAATGCGATTCTCCTGTTACAGATAACAGACGCTGGTGTAGTAAAGAGTGTGCTGAAATGGCTGAGAGGAGTGGTTGGTAATGGACAGAGAAGATCGAAAAATGACTAGAGAAGAGGCGCAACAAGTATTGGATTTGTTAGCACCGGGATTTAAACTGCCGCCTCCTCGTACTGAAGAAGAATTTCTAGCGGCTACACGACCAATAAATTTTGAGTTAGAAGAAGAAATGACCAAAATACATGGCGAAACAATAATGAATTTATATAAGCTATACAAAAAAGAAAAAGCTTTGAAAAATGATATGGCCTAACTTTTATTTTCCACCTATAAACCTTTGGAGTTATCCCAATATGATAAACGAAGAAACGCATGTAAAACCTGTATGGAAACCTAAAGCAGATGCTATGCAAGTAGGAGGCGACCACTATAAAAAAATGGGCATCCAACCTTGGGAGCTTATGGAAATAACTTTAACTAAAGAGGAATTTATAGGTTATCTCAAAGGATGTATTATCAAATATGCAATGCGTGATGGTAAAAAAGAAAATGCGCATGATGATGCGGACAAAGCTAGGCATTACAAAGCTAAACTTGTTGAGGTATTAAAGGGGAGGGATTGAATGATGGCGACTGAAGACGTATTAGAACGTTATATAGTAGAGTTAAAAGCTGAGATCGCCGAGTTGAAAAAAGATGCGTATCGATATAGGTTTATACGCTCAACCGTTGTTGATGAGGATCACATATCTGGTTATGACAAATCTGTAGATGCACACATTAGGAAACGAAATGCGAGCCTTAATTAGGAGATGGTTCACACCTCCGCACATCTGTAAGCACTTTATGTACTTTTATGGTTTGAGAATACAACGATGTGAGGAGTGCAAAAAAGAGTATCCATTATACGATATAGAAATCAAGCATCAACGTTAATGATAGAGATAATACAATGAAAGTAACATTAGAAGAATATACAAACCCATTGAACCTAGGCAAATACGCTGGTATTTGTTACGGTAAAGATGGTAATGATGAGAAAAGATTAAAACACATAATAGATGTTGGACACCTAAGTTGCCTGCGTTTTGGTATGGCTGTTTTTAAGATTGAAGGAATCAGTCGAGTATGTCTTGCCCAACTAACCAGAAGTGTACACCTGTCTTATTTAGTACGTAGCTCACGCTACTGCGATGAAGCCGAAGCTGAGTTTATATTACCTGAAGCTGTTGAAAACTATTACGATGCTATGGATGGGTATTTGTTTGAGGCTAGAGCTTTATATAAACACTTGCGTGCATTGGGTGTATCCAAACAAGATGCGCGATATATCCTCCCACAAGCGCAAGAGACAGAGCTTTACGTGTCAGGCAACTATCAGGCTTTTGTTGACTTTATTAAGCTTAGATCAAGCAAATCAGCACAAACTGAAGTACGTGAAGTAGCCTTGGCAATACAGAAAGAGTTACAGCAAGTAGCACCTATAATCTTCGGAGAAGCACAATGAGCATAATACTAAGAGACAATGTTCTTATACGTAATCGTGATCTAATCGATGCGTTGGTGATGATCAGTCAAGGGTTTGAAGATGAAGACGATGAGTTTGCTGACGAACGACTTGTGTTAGAAACATCTGCTGCAAGGATAATTACTCTTAACAGGGCAATATGTTTCTTTTTCACAGGGTTTATTGTCTCTAACACTTTCTGGCTTTATAACTACTTGTCTAACTAACCTAAAAGGTTAACCCCACACCTCAACACTGTGGGGTCTTTAGTCTTAATCTTCGTCTATACCCAACTCTGGAATGTACTCTTCAACTTCTGCTTTATTTTTGCCTAGCATTTGACCTCTGATCGCTTTATATTTCGCCTCTTCTCTACCTCTTAAGGAACTTAGAATTGACTCAGTAGATACACCTGCCCCTGGATGCCTTTCTGCAAATTTAACAAGGGAATTTATAACTTTTTCCTGTTCTTTAGGTGTAGCTTTAGCAAATTTATCATAGAGAAATTCCTTACGGTCATCTATAAACTTATCCAACATGTGTGCAGATCTAGCTGCTTTTGACTTCTCAGCCATATGCATAGTTTCCATACCTAATGCTCTAGCTACAATATCCCAAGTACTTATTTCTTCTTTAGAAACAATAGGCAACCCTTTTGGAGTTAACTTACCTTCGGTAGCATATCTATGGGCAGTCATTACGTTGCGTATGCCCGCTGGCATTATCTTTTCAATTGCTTGTTCGTAGTTACCTTCAGTCCAAGCTTCACTCGCTTTCATAATGTTTGCTGCAGTAGAACCAGCAGCACCTAACATTGTTTTTCCAAAGTCCCCAACAACATCCTCTTTCAATGTCTCGTTTAGATCAGACTCTTGAATCATAGGTATCAAGTCACCAGCACCAATTCTTGGAGTTAGATTCATATTTGTGATAGTGCCTATAGGACCATCCAATATCATTTTAACAACAGTATTGTTAAGGCCTGAGCTTCGCATTGCATTTCGCATATCTTGTTCAAGCGAATGCCTTTCGTCCTTATCACCCACAATGTCTCTAATAAAATCAGTAAGAGACATGGCAAGACCCGCACCTGGCAAACCTAGAGCACCTGCGAACAACCAATGCATTGCGTAAAGACTTCCTAAGAACTTTATACCTTGTCTCCTAACTTCTGGAGATTCTCCTTTTAACGCATCATATCCAGCTTTGCCGAATGCAAAAAGAAGTTTAGCACCGTATTGTTGGAATTGAGAAGCAATCTTAACCATTCCCCCAAAACCTGTCTTAACAAGCGAAGATTGACCTGTTGCGCCGAAGTCGCCCAAGTCTAAGTATGTAGTATCAATCGCGCTTCTAATAGCGTCCTGATGCGTCATACCGCTTCTCATGTTGGCAATGTATGCCGCAGCTGCTGAAACCTGACGTGCAGCACTTTCTGCTTCAGCAAATGGTCTTGAAGTTATTTCCATAACCCGTTTAGCTTTAGCAAATGCTGAATCACTTTTACTGGTAGGTTTATTCTGTCCACTAAATGCTTGAGCATGTACACTAGGTAGTAGTAGACCTTCTGCTCGCATCTTATCCATCGCATCGGGTAAGTTGAACTCATCGGCATGTTTAGCACCTGTGACAAGATTGCCTATGTCTTTACGAGCTTCGGCACCTCTTTTTATATCACCAAAAGGTGTCTTCTTAGACATACTACTTGTGTACAAACCTACTGCAGAATTAAGAGCTCTACGAGCAGAATTTACACCATGTACTTTGGCTATACTTGGCGCACCTTGTAAGGGTATAGATGCTAACTGCAGTGCTGCAGAAGCTGGTGCAGATAAGTAGTAATGAAATACCGCACCTGTTATGGTGTTAATTGCACCCCTAAGTTGCTTAGGATAAACAGAGTCAGTTATTTGTTTCTTAAATGCGTTATAGTAATCAACAGCTAAGGTTTCATCAACAGGTAACTCATGTTTTAAATTATCTAACTTGGACATTATGTTGTTAGATAACTTAATACGTGGCAACTGTTTGCTCATACTCAAAGCATAAGTATCAAACGATCTAAATATGTCATTTGAGTAACCAGCAGTGCCTTTGCGATGCAAGAATCGTTTAGCAATACTTTGCTCCGG